ATGTTACACCTACGTTTACGATGCTACCTGTAGTAAGCTGAAAATCATCCGTCATAGGATTGTTTCTTGAATCAACTTGTAAAGGCTTGCGTGTAACTGATCCGTTGTACTGGCCTTTTAGTGTGCACTTGACGGTGCGTGTACCGTCATCGTGTTTTGTCATTGGGTTGGACGGTGCATCAGGCCAACCTTTTTGTTTGTCTTTCTTATAAGCGGTTACCATAGCTACATATAACTGCCTAGCTGTCTCGCTATCCATCTTCAATTCGATAGAGTATTCAGCATTTGGTGCCATCGGATCACAAGGCACACTTTGGTTAAGTTTCTTATCAAAGTGATAAGTTTTATCCAACTTGGGCCATAGTGCTTCTGCACCCATTATCTTATACGCGTCTGCCATACTGTTCTCCTATATGTCTCTGTCGAGGTCTAAATCTTCCTCGTACTGTGTGTTGTCATGCGATGTGTATCGCACAGGTGGTGGGCTGGTTCTTTTCAACAACGCCTTAGACACAGCCTCTTTGTCAAAACGATATACGTTGTTGATCTTTAAATAAGTATCATCAGGGATGTGACCCTGACGAACCCACCCTCTTACGGTGGATATTGATACAGCTAAGTGACTAGCTAAATCTTCTATTGGGACGAATGGTGCCGTCATTATTTCTTCCTAACTGATATGACATACTCGTTGTCAATCTTTAAGCCTTCGGGTTGTAACTCAGGGTTCTCTTCCAGAAACTGCTTCATGTTTGTCTGGTTTAATCTTTTATCAAACAACTCAGGCACAGCGTGTTCTATTACAAACTTGTGCATAGCATCCCAATCGCTTGTCCAATACTTGGTGCGTTGTGACCGAAAGAATAACCCCTCATCGGTTCTAACACTCTCAACTTTGTTACGATCACAGTAGCTGAGAAGTGCGCGTTTTAAAGTGTCGAGTTGACGTGCCAACTCATCATCTTCTTTTGTAAATGCCGCTTTTAATTCTGCACGTTTGTTACGTATTTTTAGATACGCTCTTGTCATTTTATCGGCAGGTGCATTTGAATAATCACCCATAGTCATCTCCTCCTTGTACAAAGTATTATTTAGTTATATATGCTGCTCTAGTCAAGCAGTTCTTTGTACAAGTTTATCATTTCTGTGTGCACGTCTATTCTTTTATCAAGTAGTGCGTACACACGCTTTTCGACAGCCGATCCTTGTAACTGTACAACCGTACAGGGGTGCTTTTGTCCCGATCTGTGCACCCTTGCATTTGCTTGCGAGTATGTTTCCAGTGAAGAAGTCGGACCCCACCATACCACAGTATTCGCAGCAGTTAAAGTCACACCATGTGCTGCTGCTTGAGGCTGTATCACCAATATCTTGGGGTCAGGCATAGTTTGGAACCGTTTAAATATATCGGTTCTAGCATGCGCGGGGACATCACCGCGAATCACCTCTGCTGTTAAGTTGTCAGACCGTAGCTTCGACACCAATACATCTATCGTGTGTTTAAACGGCACGAACACCAATACCTTTTGGCTAGTCTCGTCTATAACTTCTTTGAGAACCTGATAGCGGTTCTTTATGTCAAACTCTAACGCGTCACCCTCATCGGTGTAGACTGCACCAGCACTTATCTGCAGTAGTTTGTTCATAGTAGCGGCTGCGTTCATGGCAGACACTTCGTCCTCGCCCACGCGCATAACTAATTTTTTACGCAGCATTTCATAGTATTTTGTCTGTTGTCGGGTTAATTCGACCTTTCTTTTCGTGTACGTCATGTCTGGTAAGTCAAGACATTCTTCTTTAGTGTACCGTATAGCTGGCTGTAACGCGTTATACACAACATCTGAGGCATTTTCTCGGGGAACCCATCTAAACTGAGTAATCTGTGTCATTACCATATCGCGGAATGAACTATAGAACCGTGGCACTGCATCGGGGTTAATAAGTTTAGCGAGGCCATAAGCATCTAAAGGAGATTGAGCCGCTGGCGTACCTGTCATCATCCAGAGCCATGTATCATCGGTAACTATCTTGCGTAACGTCTTCCATCTTTTAGTGCGCGTATTTTTGTAATGCGTAGCTTCATCTACAACAATCAAATCAAAGCCACCGTTACGAACTTCGTCCAACACTATGTTCACGCCGTCATAATTTATTATGACAAACTCGGCACCTTGGTTCAGGATAGCAGCGCGTTTCTTTGCACTGCCATATGCAACATCCACAGATCGGTGCGGTGCAAACGTAGATAAGTCTTCTCGCCATGCGCTATCCATAATTGACAGTGGGCATATAACAAGCACTCTTTTTATTTTGCCTTGGTTCATCAAAAAGTCAGCCGACCATATGGCACTAGCAGTTTTGCCTGTACCCTGTTCGTTAAAACAAAAGGCTCGTCTGTTCATGGTAAAAAATGCAGATGTCTTTTTCTGGTGCGCAAAAGGTTTGTATCTGCCTGACCAGTTATACTGAGTGTCTATAGGCGAAGGTGCCCGCACCCCTAGATTGTTTAGTTTGTGTGTCGCATCAATATCCCAATCAACAAGCACTCTATTCGTGCCAACCTGTTTGCTTTTGGGTATTACTGAAATAACACGGTTTGGATTGCGCAGCTTTAGCAGCAACGCTTTACCGTCCACTATTTCCATGTGTTCTCCTATTTTTTCTTTTTATAGTTTCTTGCGCGGTTCTTGCTGCGGCTTTCTATTTTAACACCGTCTTTGTTAGAACCGCCTTTGCTTAATGCTTTCTTGTGACTAACGTCTTTACCCTCACGTTTGTCGGCTTTTCCGTTCTTGTTCTTATCTACACCTTCGCGGTCTATTTTACGTCTGGCTCGTTGGCGTTCCATCCTTGCTTCAAAAGGTTTACTACCCACGGGTTTGTTAGTTTGTTTTTTGCGGTCTTTAGGATTTTTATACGGCATCAGGCATTCGCTCCATTATGTACGCATTCTACTACAGGGCAGTGCCGTCTACATAACCCACTAGGTCTAGCGTTCCACGTGTCAGAATCTGCAGCGGCACGTAAATTATTATACTTAGCAATCCACTTCTCCCACAAGTCAGCCTTATCATGTTCTTCGTAGGTGTGCTTTACTAAGTCATTTACTAACACAAAAACCAAACCAGCGCGCACCTTTTTTATCTCAGGGAAATGCGCAAATGTTGCGAGAGCCATTAGTTCCAACTGCCCTTTGTCTGCGTATTTAGATGAGCTAGACGTTTTGTAATCTACTACCCACGCCATTTCACCTAGTACGTCAACTACAAGCAGGTCAGCAATCCCACGAAACCAAACTTTTTTGTCTTTAAATGTGCAGGGTTTAAGGTCTTCGGTAATGCCCATCCTACGCTCACAAAATTTTACACCACGTTTGTCTAACAAACGGTCCAACCCTTTTTGAGCAAACTCAAACTCTTCGGGTAGTGGTGTGCCGTTTTTAATGTAGTGTTCTGCCGCCTTGTGAAACTTATTACCGTAGATCGTAGCTGCCGTAGGTTTGAACGGGTAGTCTTTCGCTACTTTTTCATGGTAAAACTGTTTAGGACACTGCTCAAAAGATTTAATTTTGCTGAATGACCACGGTGTAATACTATTCGCAATCGCCATATGATTTGCCTGTTCCGCTCTCACAATTAATAGGCAGACCCTCTGCCCAATCGGGTATCCATCGCATGCACTCTTCTATGTATGCTTGTGCTTCTGGAACCTCCTGATCTGTTACACAGCTAACAATACTGTCATGTACAGTTAGCACAACTTTGTACCTCTTGGCAATACGTAGCATCTGTTCACCTATGATACACCGCGCAATTCCTTGGCATACATTCTCTACAACTTTACCACCGTATATTTTCACCATGCCCCTACGTGTTTTATAGTGGTATTGAAGATTACCCCCATCCTCATCTTGTGTAACTTCAAGGTCGTGGTAGTACATTGGCAAGCCAGACGGTAATATTATTGCTTGCTTGTCTACATCTACTTTGAGAACACCCCTACGCCCCAACTCCGTAGACTTATTGTTGTGTAAATTTTTTATCGTCTCTTGGGCAACCTTCCAAAGGGTTTTAATTTTGTGGTTTGTGGTGCGGTATATATCTACTATGTTACGCGCTTCGTTTTTACAGATATCATACCCAAAATTACTCATCTGGTTTTGGAATTTTATGGACCCCATGCCATACCCTGCGCCAAGGATAGTAGTTTTGCCTACGAACCTCTGGTCTTTATCAACTTCGTCTGGCTCTACATCATAAATCTTTGACGCCATATGTTTATAGACATCCTCACCATTGGCAAATTGCGTAACCAAATCATCCTGTTCGGCTAACCATGCTAATACACGCGCCTCTATCTGTGAGCTATCAGCGTCAATCAGCGTATGTCCTGCTGGTGCAATAATACTTCTCTTTAACTTCTTACCACTAGGCCCACGGCTTGGTAGGTTTTGAAGATTAATCTTATCATCGCCACCCCACCTACCAGTATGCGCTGCATAATATCTTACAGGTACAGGCAGCAGTCCACGGCGGGATATATTTATGAACCGCTGTGTCCTTGTTTCTTCTAAGGTACTTTTGGTACCCAATCTAGCAGCAACCAAAGCTTGCACACGGTCATCTTCGTGTTCTCGCAGTGCCAAGAACTCTTCATCAGATTTTGCAAATGCAAAAGTAACCTTCTCGGTTCGGGGACTTGTTTTTGTAGGCGGCTTTACACCTAACCTCTGTAGCAGAACCGCAAACTTTGCATTCGACATCAGATCATCTCTCGTTACATTTGCCTTGGCAAGTAACGTATCTTTACGATCTTTAACTTCGGCTAGGTGCAACTCAAGGAGGCCGTCATCCAAATCTACCGTTGGTTCAACAAACATGCGAAGCGTTAAGTCAATCAACTTCATTTCTTTTCGCGGAAAACTACTTATCATACGCATAAACAGGTCATGTGTTATGTCTACGTCTAACACACAATAATCCCCGTAGATGCCTAGCTCCTCATCTGTAAAGTCTCCTCTACGCTTACCCATAACACGTGTAACTTCATCGCCCTTGTTCTGTAGGCCGTAAGCCTTTGCCAAGTTTGCGAGCGACACGCTACTCTCAACGCCATGCAAAGCGCGTGCCATACATAATGTGTCAGCGTATATCTTAGGAGTTATGCCGAACTGCCAGTTGAGTATCGCACCATCGAACATGGTGTTGTGTGCCAGCAGCATGCTGTTTTCCCAATCATAACGTGTTAGGTACTCACCTATCTGTTCATGCGTGCCGCTAACCCAGTGGGTCTCTTCTGCGCCTTCTTTTATTGCAACGCCAATAACTTCAAAGTCTCGGTGGCGTATATAATTTTCAGTAGTAATTTTAGACAGGGAGTAACCCCTGTCGTAAAATGTTTCAAAGTCGAGCGTGATTAAGTTCATTAATCGCCACTCGCAATCTCACCGCCGATGGCAGCGTAACCGCATATGTCTACATATGTATCCACATCCTTCGGACCATCGCCGTGTAGCCTTGATATTTTAAGCAGGACCATCATAGCCGCCACGTCACGAGCAGATATGAAATTTATCAAACCTAAATGCGCGTTCCAATACCCAGCTATTCGCTCGAAATTTTCTTTGGCATCGCCGTACTCTTCGTGACGGTCACCGCTAATCAAGCCAGACGCTCTATCTAATATGACAGAGCGGTTATATAAAGGCGGTAGAGCGGGTGGTTTTTCTGGTTCGATGTCAGTTATTCCTGCCGCTATTGTTTCATGTGAAACATCTTCGTAAAACCCTGCGGTTCCTACACCAGCCCACTCAGCTTCGATGTCAGTTATTCCTGCCGCTTCAAGTTGCTTTTCCGCTACTAATACCTCTTTTGGTGTGCCGATCTTTTTCATCAACGCCCACACGTAGGCATAAGATGTTTTGGTAGCCTGTGCTATTTCTGAAATTGTAGCTTCTGGGTGCTTTACTTTATAAGCCCATATTTTTTCTTGCTTCTTAGTCATGTCATTCTCCTAGTTTTTATTCGGGCATCTGCCCGATTACATTTTTGGAAACTTTC